GAAGAGGTTAGAGCTGTAATTAAAGAAGAATTAGGTGCTAAACCTAAATTAACTAAAGAAGCAATACAGCACGGCCTAAGCCTGCAGGATGTTTTAAATTCTCCTAAGAATCCTTATGAACAAGGAACACCTAGAAAGAAGAAAAACTTTGACTTTACAAAAGATCCTGTACTTAATAAGGTATTGAATGAAACAGCAAATGAAGATTGGCCAACTATGGGAAATCAAGCATTTACAGATGGAAGAGCAGGCTTAGCTTCTATGATGGGAATGGAATCACCTGAGCAAATGTTTGGCGGAAAGCCAACTACTCAACAAATGCTTCCTAAAGACAGACAACATGTTAATGTTAGTGATGATGTTGCAAATGCTTTAACAAGAGATTATTCTCAATTAATGAAAGCAATAGATAATAAAAAGAAAGGTAGTAAATAACAATGGCAATACCTCCTAGAAAAATATTTAGAATTAATCCAGCGGATGAAGATGAAAGAATTTCCGTTGGTATAGATTTGCCTTTACGCGATCACAATGATTCTCCTTTTCCACAAACGAGAACAACAATAAGGGCCGCAGCAGCAAATCTTAAAAACTTAATTCTAACTAGAAAGGGAGAAAGACCATTTCATCCTAATTTAGGAACTAGCATTTATGACTCTTTATTTGACCAAAATGTAGATGAAATGTTAGGTAAAATAGAAGAAGAAATAAACGAGTCTGTTGCATTTTGGCTACCTTATGTACAAATAACAGACCTAGTAGTTGGAGTATCAGATAAAACTTATGGCTTTAGTGATAGATTTAATGGAGTAAGAATAGCCATAAGTTTCACACTCGCAGGAAATAGGTTTGACGAAGAATCAATAGTCCTTGAAATAGGCGGAGTAGAATAATGGCATTAGTTAAAAAAGACGTAAAATACTTAAATAAAGATTTTTCTCAATTTAGAGAAAAGCTGGTTAATTTTGCAAAAACATATTTTCCAGATACATATACCGACTTTAATGAAACTTCTCCTGGAATGATGTTCATTGAAATGACTGCGTATGTTGGAGATGTATTATCACTATACATAGATAATCAACTTAGAGAGTCAATGCTATTACATGCAGAAGAACCTCAAAATATCTATGATATTGCACAGGCACTTGGGTATAAACCTAATCCTTCAGCCGCTGCAACAACTACTTTAGATGTTTTCCATCTTGTACCAGCAATCGGTAATGGTGTTAATGTTCGACCTGACTTTAATTATGCATTAGAAATACAAGAAGGAATGACTGTAAAGTCTACAGAAAATAAAGAAGTAGAATTTAGAACTTTAGAAGTTATAGATTTTGCAGTTTCAAGTTCAACAAATCCAACCGAAGTTTCTATATATAAAGTAGATGAACAGACTGGTGTACCTCAATATTATTTATTGCAAAAAAGTGTAAAGGCAATTTCTGGAAAATTAGAATCTGAAACTTTTACATTTAATGAGCCTAAAAAGTTTGATAGAATTAGACTTACACCAAATAATATTATTGATATTGTTGATTGTAAAGATATAAATGGAAATAGATGGTATGAGGTAGATTATTTGGCACAAGATACTGTTTATACTGAAGTTAAACAAGGAGAAGCTGTAGATCCATTATTATCTCCTTATGCTGATTCTGTACCATATATTTTATCTCTTAGACGAGTACCTAGAAGATTTACTAAAAGAATAACTTCAAATAACCAAATAGAATTACACTTTGGAGCAGGAGTTTCAGCAAATGCAGATGAAATTATTTTGCCTAATCCTATAAATGTAGGAATGCAATTACCCTATGGAAATACCTCAGGCCTTGACAACTCTTACGACCCAACAAATGTTTTATTTACTACAGGATATGGTAAAGCTCCATCAGATACAACACTAATTGTTAGATATTATACTGGTGGTGGAATTCAAGCAAATGTTTCTTCTAGAACACTAACAGATATAACTAATACTGAATTTTTAGGAGGAACAGATGGTTTAGATGATACTGTTGTAGATTTTTGCAGAAAGTCTATAGCTTGTACAAACCCTGTTGGAGCAACTGGAGGTAGAGGACAAGAAACTATTGAAGAAATAAGACAAAACGCTCTTGCTTCATATTCAACACAAAACAGAGCAGTAACTAAAGAAGATTATATTGCTAGAGTTTATACTTTACCTGGAAAATATGGAAGTATAGCAAAAGCATATGTTGAAAGAGATGAACAAAACTTACAGCCAGATGGAAGTACAGATTTTAATCCTTTGGCCATAAACATTTATTGCCTATCTTATAATGCAAATAAACAATTAATTGCACCAAATTTGGCAACTAAAACAAATTTAAAAACCTATCTAAGTAAATATAGAATGTTGACTGACGGTATAAATTTAAGAAATGCTCATGTAATTAATATAGGAGTAAAGTTTGACATTATTGCTAGACCTGATTCTATCTCCAAAGAGGTATTGATTAAGGTAATTGATGAAGCTAAGAAATATTTTGAGATAGACAAATGGCAAATAAACGAACCAATCTCGGTATCAGATCTATCAGCAACTCTCGACCAAGTAGATGGAGTACAATCTGTGTTAAATTTAACGGTTGTAAATAAATTTGATGCATCGTCTGGATATTCTCCAAACTTTTATGATATAGGCGAAGCTACTAAAAATAATATTATTTATCCTTCAATGGATCCATCAATATTTGAGGTTAGATTCCCGGATACTGATATTGAAGCAAGAATAGTTGGAGCATAATAATGATATATAGTATAACTTCATCAATAGACACAACACTTTATGAACAGTTTGATACAAAAAATACTGGCTTGGACGAAGTACTACAACTTCAAAAGATAATATCTGAGTCAAACACTAATAATACTTTTAACTCTAGAATTTTAACCAAATTTAATTTAGGTAGAATATCTAGTTCTATACTTTCAGGTGAAATTACACCGGCATTTAGAGCAAACCTTAAATTATATACACATCAAGCAGAATCTTTGCCTTTTTCATATACATTATATGGATATGCAGTTTCTGAATCATGGGAAATGGGAATAGGTAGAGAAACACATAATCCTAAAACAACAGAAGGAGCTAGCTGGAAATATAGAGATGGTGAAGGTGTAGGTACGACTTGGGAAACGGCTTCAGCAGCATTGGATACAGGAACTACTGCAAGTTTAGCTTCTCAAACTACAACGGGTGGTGGATCTTGGTGGACTGGTTCAGCTGCAAGTCAATCTTTTGAATATCAATCTAGTGACCTTAACTTAAACGTTACACAAATAGTAAATGCTTGGTTAAGTGGAAGCTTTTTTGGAGGACAAGTAGTAAATAACGAAGGTTTCATAATAAAGAGAGGAGATGCAGATGAGTATAATGGTAAAAACTTTGGAGATATACGATTTTTCTCTAAAGAAACTCATACTGTATATCAACCAAAATTAGAATTTGGATGGAATGATTTTACACCTGCAACGGAAAGCCTATCTCAGTTAGATATAAACTCAGATGTTTTTGTTTATGTTAAGAATAATAGAGATACTATACATCGTGAAAGCCAAGAAAGATTCAGAATAGTTGGAAGAAATAGGTTTGTTTCAAAATCTTATACAAACACGTCTGCAGAATTAGATATTAAGCATTTTCCAACAAATTCATATTGGTCTGTAGAAGATTATACAACAGGCGAAGTTGTAATAGATTTTGATAGTACATATACTAAAATAAGCTGTGACTCTGATGGTAATTATTTTGACCTATGGATGGACCAGTTTGAAACTGATAGAAGATATAAGTTTGTCATTAAGACTGTGAGTGGAAGTATTACTAAAGTTTTTGATGATGATTTAACATTTAAGGTGATCGATTAATAATGGCAAAACCAAGGTATAGAACACAGAAGGTAGAAAGACAGGTTTCTAATAAACCATTAGAACCTAGAAATGACGTAAACGCAGGAAAAGATGCTACGTTAGTAAAGCCGGATAATGGTGCAGTTTCAGTTGTAACTGTTCAAGAAGATTATTATCCTTGGGATGCAGGTGCACATATTGTTGCAGAAAGCGTTGAAGATTTTCAAATAAATGAAGCTCTAGATTATTTAGAAACAGAAGCGGATAAAACACATAGAGATCCAAATAATAGAATAATTTCTCAAACAAACAGTGACGATATCGGCCAAGATTTTGTAATAGTACCACAGCGATACGTTTTAGAAAAAGAAAATTATATTTCTGTTGTTGATACTACTATTAGTGAACTTTTACCAACAGTCGTTTACGGCCCTACAGGAGCTCCAATATTACGAGAAAATCCAAACTCTGGAGAAACTACTGGTATTATAATATTTCCTTCTCATGGAACTATTGATGGTAAAATATCTGATGGTTGGAGTGTATACGAAGATAAAGGATTAGCGACAACGGCATATCAGTTTCCTGCAAATCATTCTAGGGTACTAGTTGCTGATGCATATAACTATCTTGGTGAAGATGATATTGAAATAGAAGATGGACTAGAATATGAGTGGATATTTAACTCTGATAATCCTGCAAAACACGGCCTAGAAACTAGAAAAAGAATAAGTAATAAGGTTGTTAGTAGATCTCGTAAACTTTCATTAGTGAATGGAACAAAATTCGATACAGGTTTTTATCATTGCAGAATTAAAAATGGTAAAGGCCAAATAGAAACTTCACAAGTTTATATATTATGCTTTGGTGGAATAATTATTGAGCGAGAAGAAATTACAAATCCTGAGACAGGAGAATTTTTAGGTTTTGGAGCTCCAACAGGAGAATTAATAGAAGATACACAACACAACGACCAGTATAAATTAACAGACGGATGGTTTGACTTTGATGTTGAAACTGAAGAATGGACAAGAACACAATGGGATAATGCTGGAGAAGAGTGGTACGTTAGAGATAATTATAGAGGCTTTAATCCTTGGAGAGTACCAAAATATGGACCGGAGCCAAAACAAGATGAAGTACCAGATGAAAGAGTAGTTACTCCAACAAAAACATCAGTTGTTTCTAGAACATCTGAAGAATCTCCTTTACCATCTAAACAACAAACAACAGTACAACCTAGACAAAAAACAGTTCAAAGTGTAAACCCAGATGGTTCAAAAGGTAGAAGCACAAGAATACAGGGAAGATAAATGGCTTGGAACACAAAATATAAAGACGAAGACTTAAGGTTAATTCCTTCAAAGCCTATATTATCTGATTTTGGCAAAGCCTTTGATGTAGATGACAGGGTAGAATTTCACGTATTTAGTAAAGACAATAGTACTTTATTATTTTCAGAACTAGACTTAACAAGTTATAAAGTTGCTGAAGGTGGAATATTAGACAATGGACAAGTCAATCAAGACCCTGTTGTATTTTTAGATATTCATAACGATATAAGACAGTATGTAAACTCAGGTACATTTAATGTAAAGTATTCTTTTTATAGAACATTAGTTGGAAGCCCTGATTCGACTGTTAATGATTTATTTTTAGACGAAATAAGTGAAAGCAGGAGAGAAATACGACTAAAAATAAGTGATGATGCAACTCAAGAAGAAAAAGAAATCTTTGAAGATTTTGCAGATAAGTTGTCTATTAAGGGTGATGTAGACCATTGGGTAGACATACATGTTAATTTTGGAAATAATATTGTACCACTTGCAGTTAACTGGTCTATAGATAAGATAACAACTCCTGAGTTTCCATATTCTATTGTTTTAAAATTATATGAACCTCTTCCAGAAAATGTATCTATAAAAGATCCTTGTTGGATAGTTCAAGAAATGATAACTCCAGTTAGAGAGTCTGTATTTGTAGAGTCTCCTGAAGTCGAAAAAGAAGTTAACTTTTTATCTCCAGCAAATTTTGCAGCTGGAAGTGAAGATAATCTTGGCGGTGGTACAACTGGATATGAGACATGGACTACTTTAACTGATGCAAAGGAAAGTGTAGTAAATAAAGTATTAAATAGATATTTTTCTAGTAGCTTAGCTGATGTTAGGCTTAGTGTAGACTATAGAAGATATTCTCACTTTATTAGGTTTGGATCTGCAAAGTCACGACTAGATAATTTTAGATATAAATTATCACAAATAGAGTTTTACCAGAGTAAAATAGAAGACCTAACTATAAACTCACCAGCTTCTGCAAGTGATGGTGCAATTACTGGGTCATACTATTTTGAGCAAAATGTTCAAAACTTTAAAAACAAAAGAAACGATGTAATATCAGGATTTGATGGATATGAACGATTCATGTATGAAGAATCTTCTTCTTATCATTCTAGTTCTTTAGGTGTATTTCATCCAACCACATGGCCAAAAGAATCAGATAAACCTTATCCAAGAGGGCCATACAAGCTGTATTCTGTAAGTTCTTCTCAAGGTGTAGACTGGTTTAATGGAATGTATGAAACAGCATCTATGTATGATAGAGAAAATATACATTCCTTAGAGAATACTGCAGTACCTTTACATATTCATGAAGATACTACACTCGGTAAAGATGAAAATATAAATAGTGAATATATTAAGTTTGTCAACATGGTTGGTGAATTTTTCGACAATATTTACTTATACGTAACAGCCATTCCAGAAACTTGGGATAGGCACCATGCTATAGATGCTAAATTAATTGAGGGACACTTTAGTGGCTCTGACATGATGTCAAAAGATTTAATTTACATGGGATTAAAGTCTTTAGGATATAGTCAATGCCTAAAAACAGATGAACAAGACTTATGGAGCTATGTAATTGGTACAGATGCTGACGGTGAGTATGGTGATAAGGTTGACTATTTTACAACAGCTGACTGGTCATATTGGAATGCTCCAGACGATCAGTTTGCATCTTCAAGCTATATTGTTGGTACATCTGAGTTTTCACAATCTAGAATATATGCTTCTGATTTTTATCAAACTTCACAGTCGGTACCTAGAGAAAATACAAGATTAGAGTTTGGTAAAAGACTGTTAAACAATTTACCTCATCTATTAAAGACTAAAGGAACTAAAGAAAACCTAAAGGCATACATGAATATTTATGGTATACCTCAAAGTTTATTTAGAATAAAAGAATGGGGATCTCCAAAGCCTGTAGACTACTTTAATAATTCATATTATACATACGATGTATTTAATTATAGGTTAAACTTAAACGGTACAAGTGCAATAACTGCATCTTGGGATGCTGTAACACATCCAACAATAGTCGCAGACAATGGAAACAGAACACAGTTTCCCGATACAATTGAATTTAGGTTTAAATTACCTGATATGCTGGACTATAATGTAAAGTGTGGAAAAGCTCAATTTGACGAACTAAGAAATAACGCAAACAAGAAAGACATGGTTGTGGTTCAAATAAATTCAAGTTCGTTTATAGCCGTAGAACATGCATCTGGTATTAGTACTAAAACATCTTATAGTTTTGATACAAAAGATGATAGTAATTATGGTAGAGTAAAGTTTGCACTTAAAACATCTGATGGTATTAATCCAGATCCACAGTTTATAACGGCAGTTACAGACTGGGCACCTATATATGATGGAGATTGGTGGAATGTAATGGTTCGTAGAAATTCTCCTACTGCAACAACGGTTTCTGCGTCAAATGCTGAAAGCTTTACATATGACTTATTTTGTAAAAAGTCTACTGATTGGTCTAGAGGAACTATAACACATGCACTATCAGCTAGTTTAACTACAAATGGTAGTACAGAGATAGGGTTCTTTGCAAATAGTAGTTGGAATTCTGATGGTTTCCATGATGATACATACGTTAGTGGAACTTATCTTACTCCTGAAAATACAGCATCAAATATGATTGGATATTCAGAAGGTCTATTTGGAGCCAATTATGATTCATTCTTTATAGGTGGAGCCGTAAATAGTTCTGATTGGGGAATAAACGGTGTTTCTGCATCAAATGAACCAGACGACTCAGTAGTTACTAGTTATTCTAATTTTAGTGGTTCACTACAAGAGTTTAGATTTTGGATGAAGCCATTAACAGAGTCTGCATTTAACAACCATGTACTTAATCCAATGGCTATTGATGGAAATACATATACTTCATCATATAATGACTTAATTGTAAGATACTCTTTAGGAGCAGATTTAAAAACATATGCTTTATCAGATGGAACTGCAATATTATCTTCTCATCCTAATCAAGAAATTACTAGACCTTTTGAAAATAATAGATCCACATTTGCAACAGCAAGCGGATTTAATGGACTAGTTGATTTTATTGATGACCAAGAAACAGTTGCAACTATTGTACCTAATTATGTTGGAATGTGTGTAGATCCAGACAAGATACGTATTCAGGAAAATACATTAGGTAGCAATTTAAGTGTGAACAATAGTGCAGAAATAGCAATAGCTGCAGAAAATGACCAAAACAGAGTTTCAATTCAGATGGCTCCTGTTGACCAACTAAATATAGACATGGAACATCAGCTCGGAGGAATAGACTTTAATGATTTGGTTGGAGATCCACGAGCAAAATATAATACATATTACGACGATGTTATATTCTATGATGAACACTATTGGAAAAAACATTTTGGTGCATTTAAGTACAACGAATTCTTTAAGTTAATAAGATATTATGACGATACTGTTCTTTGCCAAATGAAAAAGAACGTACCAGGTAGAAATAAGCCAGATTTTAATATTGCTATTGAGCCACATATTTTAGAAAGACCTAGATTGGCTATGCATAGGCCTGAAAGAGAGTCTCTCCATTACGAAGGTTCAGCTTCTGCAAGAGTTTTCTTAAATGGTAATACAACAGAGCTAGGAAGGTTTAAGCACAATGGACCTGGAGATCCTTACTATAATAATTGGGATGGAAATGGACCAGAAGAATCTAGATATGGAGATCTAATCTCACCTAATCCAAGGCTTGGTAATAGAGACGGCGCACATCAATTGCCTCAACCATTTCCATTATTTGGTACAGGTGGTCAGAGAGAACGAGAAAAAAATTACACTGGATTATTTAGAACAACTGTTGGTGAATTAGAAGCTACTATAAAACCTGCATTTGAGCCTATAATTAAAGATGATATATTCTTATGCTGGGAAAGAGACCAACATGAAGGAGCTGCAAGATATGAATGGCACGTTCCTGTAAATTGGAAGCAAAGTGTTGGAGCATATGTTGACTATTCTGTAACAGGAACAACTAATATACCTGCAACTAAAGCTTCAACAAAAATTAAATTGGCTGGAACATTTCCTTTAGGAGCAAATGATTATGATGATAGAACAATAGTATTAACTGCGACAAACGGTACAGTTGTAACTTTTGTTTGTGATGACGATGGTTCAAATACAACTATTGAAGGATCTCAGTTTGCATATAGTAATAATCCAACTATTTTAGCAACAAATATATCTAAGTCAATTGGTGGCCATCCATTATTTACGTGTGGAGAAGTATATGCGGATGGATCTGTAGCTAATTCAGAAGGAGAACAAACGGCATTAATAATTTGTCCTATCACTCAATCAACTGTAGGTGCAAATGGTAATACTAATATAGAAGGAACATTCTTTCCTCCATATGATTATAATCCTGCAGGAAATCAAAACTACGGACTTTTCCTTGCACATACTGCTAGTAGGTTCCATGTTATTCCTGAAGAAGAAGGTTTTGCAAACGGCCGTGATGCAACTTCTGAGGCTGAAATAACAATGTTATCTGATACAACAAGAACTATCATAACACAATCAAATCCTTATTGGGAAAGAGATGTTGTTATGAATGTAAGCCATCCAATGGATCCTAGAGGAAAAGAAACATTCTTTGATTTTAATAAAAATGAATATTTATCAACAAACCTTCATCCAAACAAGCCAATGTTTGATAGGCCAGAAAATTATCCTGTTATTAACAATGGACTAACTTCATATGCAGATAATAAGAGTTGTAGAGATAGAGGTAAAGAATGGTTCTTTCCATTTATTGGAAATCAATCAATTTCAACGTACAAATATACTGAATTGCATAGGTTTGCAACAGAATTAAGCCAATCACTAGGAATTAAAGTACCTAGAGTAGACTTTGGACAAGCAGATATTGGATATGGAAACTTAGACGGTCAGTCTATAATTTCTCATAGTGGAGCTCCAATACAAAATTTAGATGCAGTTTCAGTTTTAAGTAGATCAGCTCAGTATCAAGATTATAGAGCTAAAGGACTACAAAACTTAAT